TCATTTCAATTCATAACTAGGATTGAAAAGAAAGAGGGACGTAACACTACTCCACAAGGGAATGTATTATACAGCAGGCAAATTGTTAAAGATCGGGACGGACTACTAGATTACTTCCCAAGCTATTAGAATACTACAGTTTTCCCAAGTGAATAGAGGCAATGGCCCCTATCTAAGCCGATACATGCCATGTTTATACGCAAATCTTTACCTAGTAAAGATCAAGGCACAATACAATCGACATATCCTTTTTGGCGCATACTGCCATTAACTCCAGCAGCTTCCCCGAGGTACTAGCTAAACTTCTAGCAAGTGTTTCATCTACCGTCTAATTTTTAAAGAACTTCTTTACAACATGATTCGCATTATACAGGGTTAGCCTAGCTTGTCAAGAGTTTTGATCGTTTGCCGCTATATACTACATGCTAGCGTTACCTTGCAACCATACTACCTTGGGCTAGTCAGCCAAAGCAATAACTATTATGTATTGTTGCTTGCCTGCTATGTATTGCGAATCGAATTGTTTAAGAGCATGGCTGCATTGTAGGGCAAGAATTAAAACTTGTCAAGCCTTTCTTTGCTGCCTTAGAAACGTTGTTTTGTTTCCATGGCTTCGCATTCTACAGACTTAGATATAGAAGTCAATACCCTAGTGTAAATAAAATGCTATGTCGCATTGAGCATCGTATTACATACATATGTATGCACGCTCGCGCGTGCGAGATATACCAGATAACTCGCCGAAGGCATACAAGTATTTGAAACATAAGGATAAAGCAAGAAGCGTGCCTATGAATAAAAGGAGGGGGGTATAAAGCAATTTCTATGCCATACATAAGCTTAAGCAAGAATTGTGCCATAAGGATGATGTCATAAGCTTTTGTCATAAGCGAAAGTCATAAGGGGTATGCCAAGGGGGTAGCCCCTCTTGATACTAGGTGCAATGCCCCTCTAATTTTTGTTACAGAAATTGCTACAATGAGACCCTTCTAAATTTCTCCTAGAAATTACCACAATCAGCCCTTGAGAGTATTCCTTATCCTTGCCCATAAGAGGTAAGCATAAGGATTGCCCTTAATGCCCTACGGGCGAGATAGCTGAGTATACTCGCATGCTGAAGGCATGCATACAAAGCAAATGTTATTTGTTAATAAATAGATATTATGCGACATAGTCGCTATAAGGAAAGATATGAGTAAAATTGTATTAGATAATGTAGCTAGCGGCTATGACTTGTCTAAGATTAATGTTAACTTCCAGAAGATTGCTGATGAGCTGAATAATAATGTTCTATATCGCAATGCTCCTATTGGAGAGCCTAATACATTAGAGAAGGATATTGATGCTAATGGGAAGAAGATTTATAATCTAGGAAGTATTTCTCTAGAGGGTGAAGCCTCCCTCAGTGACTTAGTAGCAGAAGCTCAGCTTGCTAGAGATGAGGCTGTCACTGCTAGAGACATCACTGTTATTCTAGAGAATGCATTCAGCGACTTATTTCTTGGAGCTAAGGCTAGTGATCCTGCATTAGATAATGATGGAGGTAGTTTACAAGCTGGTGCGTTATATTTAAAGACTACCGGTACTCCACTGGTTAGAGTTTATAATGGAGCTACTTGGCAGGATGTAGGAACATATACATCTACCACTACTACTTCGATTGATGCAGCTCTTTATGCATCCCAAGTAGAAGCAGAGCAAGGTGTTAATGACGCTAAGGTAGTTACTCCTCTTAAGGTTAAGCAAAGTATTGCTGCAGAGGTGGGTACTAGCGTACAGGCATACGATGCTACTATTCTAAAGGAAGCAGCTATTGGCGTAACAGTGCAGGCACATGATGCAGACATCCCCACTGTAGCTGCTTCACAAGCAGAGATGGAAGCTGGTACAGAAACAGCATTACGCTCTATGTCTCCTCTACGCATCAAGCAAGCTATTGCAGCTCTAGCTACTTCTAGTGGTGGTATTGTTAAGTTTAGTACAGGCAGTGGCTCTTGGGTTGTTCCTGCTGGTGTAACCAGTATCCTTGTATCAGGCAGTGGTGGCGGTGGTGGAGGCTCAGGCTCAGGTGGTGGTTCAGGTGAATCATCAGGAGCAGGTAGTAATGGTGGCTCAACTGTTCTATCTAGTGGAGCCTCTCTAACGCTAGCAGGAGGTATTGGCGGTGCAGCTACAACTACTGCTTCAACGCAATCAGCTAATGGTGGTGTAGGTGTTTATGATGGCCTTGGTGGTGCAGCAGGTTGTAGTACTAATTACAAAGGTAATGCTGGCGCTGCTGGCGCACAAGCTAATAGACGTAAAATTACAGTAACCCCAGGTGCTACAATCAATTATACAATTGGTACTGGTGGTAATGGCGGTTATGCATATTCAGGTAACGGCGCTGGTGGCACAGGTGGTACTAATGCTGACACTGCATCAAGTGCAGGTAGTGCTTATGCAGGCACTTATTATGGCGGAGCTGGAGGTGGTGGTGGTTTCATCATCATTGAGTGGTAAGCATGGAAGAAACATCTAATACAACGCTAGCAAGTATTGTAGGAGGCATATTCGCTGCTCCGTTCATCATCTCTAAGTTTAGAGCTATATGGAGCAAGGATGGGGCTGAAGCTGCTGTAGGTACATCAATTAAAGAAATGCTTACAACTCTGACAGATGCTAACAAAGAACTGAAAGAGGAGAATGAGGAATTGCATAAGCAGATAAATGACCTACGCAGTGAAGTAACTAAGTTTCAAATGCTTGTAGCAGACCTCACTCACCAACTAACCAAATTAACTTTAGAACTTGAAACCAACAAGCGCATTGATGAACTCGCTCGTACAGGTCAGTTAGACAGAAGAAAGAAACAATAATATGAAAGCTCTGCCAAAGAAGGCAGACTTAGTAGATGGAACTGGAAGACCAATCACTCAGAGCTTATTCTTGGAGATTGGTTATTCCGATATGGCAGTATTCACATTGAAGGATGAGGATTATGACTACCAAGGGAAATATTATTTCTCCCTCAAGCGTCTATATCTCGAACTTGCTGATCCTACTGAATATGAGTTTGCCACTACCTATCTACTAGGTTGGAAACATTGGAAACGTCTATGCGCTAATAAGGCTATTAGAACGCATATTGATGAATGGCGTGAAGAACTAGAAATGAAGCTACGATGCCAAGGTGTTAAGAGTATGATTGACTCAGCCACACAAGGTAATTATCAAGCAGCTAAATGGCTTAACGATAGAGGTTGGGAACAACGTGGTGCAGGTCGTCCTTCTAAAGAAGAAGTGGAACGAGAGAAGAAATACCAAGCTAAGGTAGATAATGAGTTTGGTGCAGATGTCCTACGCTTGTTTGGGAACGCATAATGAAATATTTTAAGATTGAAGAATTCACTTGTAAGTGTGGCTGTGGCAAGGCTGAGATGATGCCTTCTACACTAGAGAAGCTTGACAAGGCTAGAGAGCTGGCAGGAGTACCATTCAAAATCAATTCAGGATATCGCTGTGATGCACACAATGCATCTGTAGGAGGTAAATCTGAAGGAGCTCATACCAGTGGCTACGCAATTGATATTGAAGCTAGTGTAAGCCCTTCTAGACTGAAGATTGTAAAAGCTCTTCTAGATGTCGGATTCACTCGTGTTGGAATTGCTAATTCCTTCATCCACGCAGATGATGACCCAACTAAACCTCAGAATGTAATGTGGGTGTACTAATGGCTAATGATCCAATAACTGCAGCATTTGATTTAGGTAACACTATTGTCAACAAGGTTTGGCCTGATGCAGGGGAAGTTGAGAAAGCTAAGATGCAGATGGCTATGACGCAGTTTGCAGCTCAATCAGATATTGTTAAGACGGAAGCATCTAGTGGTAACTGGCTCACTTCAGGCTGGCGTCCTCTAACTATGCTTACCTTCACTGGCTTGATTGTAGCTAGATGGTTTGGATGGGCTGCTCCCGGTCTTGATCCTCAAGAATATCTCAAGCTATGGGATATTGTGCAGCTAGGCTTAGGTGGCTATGTCATTGGACGCTCAGGAGAGAAGATTGCTGAAACTGTAGCAGGAGTGCTTAAGAAATGAGTTGGCAAGAAGAAGCAAAGAAGAAGCTTGACAAGATGCCAGAAGAAGCAAAGCAGATCAGAGAAACTGCAATGGCTGATCTTTACTTCTTCGCCAAGCTAGTAAATCCCGGATACCTTTATGGAGAGATTCATAAAGAGATTTTCAAATGGATGCAAGAATACAATCTCTTTGGAAGAGGTGGTGATCTATCAAGCAACAAACTTATTATGCTCCCACGAGCCCACCTAAAGAGTCATATGGTTGCTACTTGGTGTGCATGGGTGATTACTAGGCATCCAGAAGTTACAATGCTATATGTGTCGGCAACTGCCGAGCTAGCGGAAACACAGCTTTATGCGATTCAAAATATTATTGGCAGTTCTGTTTATCAGCGTTACTTTCCTGAGTACATCAATCCACAAGAAGGAAGCAGAGAAAAGTGGAGTGTTAAAAAGCTTAGTATTGACCATACCAAGCGTAAGACAGAGGGAGTTCGAGATGCTACAATAGCTACAGCAGGCTTGACAACCAACACTACTGGATGGCACGCAGACATCATTGTAGCGGATGACTTGGTAGTTCCTGAGAATGCATACACAGAAGATGGTAGAGATGGTGTAAGAAAGAAAGCCTCTCAATTCACTTCTATTCGTAATGCAGGCGGATTTACTATGGCTTGTGGTACTCGCTACCATCCATCTGACATCTATGCTACATGGAAAGAACAAGCATTCGAGACATACAATGATGAAGGTGAAGTTACAGATCGTAAGCCAGTATGGGAAGTTAAAGAATATGCAGTAGAGTCTGACCAGCAATTCATCTGGCCTAGGGCTGTTAGAAGTGATGGTAAGGCATACGGATTTGATATGTCTGTGTTAGCCCGTATTAGAGCAGAGTATGCAGACAAGGTTCAGTATTATGCCCAATACTATAACAACCCGAATGACCCTGGTAGTGACCGTATCAGCCGAGAACGTTTTCAGTATTATGATAAGAAATTCCTGAAACAGAAAGATGGTTATTGGTATTTCAAGAATAAGAAACTGAACGTATATGCAGCAATCGACTTCGCATTCTCAATGTCTAAGAAAGCTGACTCAACAGCTATTGTAGTTATCGGTATTGATGAAGAAGGTTTCATTTATGTTCTTGATATTGATAGATTCAAGAGCGATAAGATTTCAGAATATTTTAGCCATCTTACTGCATTACATTCTAAATGGGAGTTTAAGAAACTACGAGCTGAAGTAACTGTAGCACAAGCTGTTATTGTTAGAGACTTGAAAGACAAGATGCGAGAAGAAGGAATGCGTCTTTCTATTGATGAGTTTAGGCCTTCTAGAAAAGAAGGAACTAAAGAAGAGCGTATTTCTGCAGCCCTAGAGCATAGATATGATAATCTTTCTATCTGGCATTTTAAGGGTGGATATATTGATGTATTGGAGGAGGAATTAGTTCTTTCTCGTCCTCCACATGACGATAAACTTTTATGTCGTCAATAAACTGATTTAATTCGGTGAAACTCTACAGCAGAATTGCTCTAGACAATACCGAGCGAAGCCCTGTGAAGGGAACGTGTAACGACTATTCCGAAAGGAAGTAGGAATCAAGTGATTCCGAAAAGGTCAGTCCAAGAAATTGGAAAGATATAGTCTCATCTGCATAGTGATATGCAGCATTTACAATTTAAAATATAAAGGAATCTTTATGAAAAAGTATACTAATATGTCTGGTTTGGAATTCTCTATTATTGAACGTGTAGGAAAAGATAAGGTTTTAGTAAAATTTACTGAAACAGGTTCAGTAGTCGAGACATGGAGAGGTAACTGTAAAGCAGGAAAAGTTGCTGATCCGTTTCATAAGTCAAGGCTCGGTATTGGGTATTTAGGTTTTTTCCAAAAAACATCATATCATAAGCCGGCTTATCAACTTTGGTCTAACATGTTAAAAAGATGTTATGATAAGAATGATAAGAAAGGGTATTACGGTCGATGTGTTGTCGCTCCTGAGTGGCACTGCTATGCTACTTTCTTAGATAGTCTCCCAAAGTTAGAAGGCTTCTCAGATTGGAAGGAAAGAAAAAACATGAATCTCGATAAAGATATATTAGGTGATGGTACTGTTTATAGCCATCTTACTTGCAAATTTGTAACTGAATTTGAAAATAAGAGTTTAGGTAAAAAGAATAAGCAGTTTGTAAATGGGGAATGGGTCACGACCATTCTTTAAGATCAAGGTAAAAGACGCTCTAGCTTCTGCTGTAGAAATTGCTGTTAAACCAAAGAAATCAAACCAAAGAGATGAACCAACTAATGTCATCCCATTCCACTCTAAATTCGGTGGCGTGTCTTATAGATAAGGAAACACATGGCTCGTAAGCCTCTAGAACTAAACCAGATGATTGGCCGTGATAATGAAGCTAAGATTATTGCACAGCTCTGGGATAATTACAATTCACAACGACATGGTAAGATTGAAGAGTGGAAAGAGCTACGTAACTTCGTATTCGCTACAGACACCTCAACTACCACCAATGGTAAGCTTCCTTGGAAGAACAGTACAACTCTTCCTAAGCTATGCCAGATTCGTGACAACCTTCATTCCAATTACATCTCAGCATTGTTCCCTAATGATGACTGGCTGCGTTGGGAAGCCTACTCTAAGGATGATGCTCTAAAGAATAAAGTGAGGGCTATTGAAGCCTACATGAGCAACAAATGTAGAGAGAGTAGATTTAGAACAGAAATTAGTAAGCTAACTTATGACTATATTGATTACGGCAATGCCTTCGCTACTGTTGACTTCGAGAAAAGCTATGTCGAAGATAAAGACGGTAATAAGGTCGTGGACTACATCGGCCCTCGTATTCGGCGTATCTCTCCTCTTGATATTGTCTTCAATCCTATTGCTTCAACTTTCAAAGATAGTTACAAGATTGTACGTAGCCTTAAAACGATTGGAGAGCTAGCTACAATGGCTCAACAGGAGCCAGACAATGCCTACCTACAGGAAGCTCTAAATAAACGCTCTGAGCTGCTTAAAAACGCTAACGGCTTTGGTGTTAAGGATTTTGATAGAGCAGAGGCTTTCATTGTTGATGGCTTTGGTAATTACTTTGAGTATCTGCAGAGTGGGTATGTAGAAGTGCTTGAGTTCTATGGTGATTTGCATACAACTCAAACTGGTGAACTAGAGCAAGGGATTGTACTAACTGTAATTGATAGAGCATACATTATTCGCAAGGATAAGATTCCTAGCTGGTTAGGCCATGCACCAATCTACCATGTAGGCTGGCGTACTCGCCCTGATAACCTATGGGCTATGGGGCCATTGGATAACCTAGTAGGTTTACAATATCGTGTTGACCACCTAGAGAATCTAAAAGCTGATGCTATGGACTTGGGTGTTCTACCTCCTCTAGTTATTGCTGGTGAAGTGGAGCAATTCACTTATGGCCCTAATTCAGAAATCCACATTGATGAGAACGGCTCTGTAACAGAACTAGCCCGTAATGCTCAGTGGGTGTCAATGGCGAATAATGATATTGGCTATTTGATTTCCTTGATGGAGCAATTTGCGGGAGCCCCTAGTGAAGCTATGGGTATCCGTACTCCGGGAGAGAAGACAGCATTTGAGGTGCAACAGCTCCAGAACGCTGCAGGACGTATCTTCCAAGAGAAGACTACCACCTTTGAAATTGAACTCCTAGAACCTGTGTTAAATGCAATGCTAGAGGTATCTAAGCGTAACATTGATGCAGACGACGTAGTAAGGGTGATGGATGACGACCTAGGTGTAACCCAGTTTATCAACATTACTAAGGATGACATCACTGCATCAGGTAAGCTACGACCTATTGGCGCAAGACACTTCGCTGCTCAAGCACAGCTTATGCAGAATCTAGGAGGTGTGATGAATAGTCCTATGGCTCAAGTTCTAGCCCCTCATCTGAGTGCTAAGTCATTAGCTTCTCTTGTAGAAGATGTTATGGGCTTGTCTCGTTATCAGCTATTTAAACCTAATGCAGCTATCTTTGAACAACAAGAAACTCAACGCTTGATGAACCAAGCTCAAGAAGATTTACAAGTTGAACAATCTGTTATGCCAGATGGGAGTATGGTTTGAAAACATCTTGGTCTAAAGGACTAGATGCTAAAGGAAAGGAGGAGATGGAAGCATCTTTCTCCTCTTCTGCATTCTTACGAATGCGAGCTATTGAGCTAGTCAAGGAGAAAATTGAGGTATGCAGAAAAGCATCTATTTCTTCTGATGCATACAATAGCCCTAATTGGGCATACAAACAAGCTGATGCAGTAGGGTATGAAAGAGCTATGCAAGAAATTATTAGCTTATTTTCATAAAATACTATCCCTTTGCTTAAAAAAAGAGTATTTATCTTCATCATTAAATGAATCAAAGATTTGATACCTAATAAGAAATAAAATAGAAGATAGATAAGATAACTCGCATTTACGAATGAAATGAGTAAATGCATATAAGGATATATAGACATACCAATGTCAGAAAACATTTTCAATAATCAGTCTCAGACAACTGAGACAAATCAACAAGCTCAACAGCCTTCCACTCAACAACCTGCATTTAATGACCTACTTGCAAGTATTAAGAATGAAAAGGGTGAGCCTAAATATCGTGATGTCCCAACTGCACTTGATGCATTAAATCATTCTCAGTCATTCATTGCTCAGCTTAAAGCAGAGCGTGATGCACTAGCAGCAGAGAAAGCTCAGCTAGCACAAGAGAATGAGAAACTCAAGACTATTGAGGACACGGTATTTAAATTGACTTCGCAGCAAACTCAGCAGACCACTACATCTCCTGTAATTTCTGAAGAAGTTGTCGCCAATCTTGTGCAAGAAACTCTGAATAAAAGAGAAGCTGCTACGGTACAACAAGCTAATGTGTCTAAAGTTGTTAACCAAATGCAAGCCTCTTTCGGAGAGAATGCAGAGAAGGCATTTTACGAAAAAGCTAACGAGATTGGATTGAGTCCTCAACAGATTAATTCTCTTGCAGCTCAATCTCCTCAAGCAGTATTACGGTTGTTCGGTCTAGAGGGTACGTCCCAAACAAAACAGACGTTCTCCCCAACGACTCCTTCTTCTGTAAATACATCTGGCTTTACGCCAAAACAACAAAGTTTTATTGGTAAGAATGAGAAGGGTGTTCTTATTGGTGCTACCTCCGGTGACTTCCTAGCAGAGCTAAATGCTAGTAAAGGATTGGCCGCTGAGTTAGCTCAACAAGGTATGAGCACTTATGATCTTTCTGACCCGAAAACATTCTTCAAATATTTTAGTTAATCTAAGGAAATTATAGATGTCACAAAATCGTGGTAACTCCGCTGCTTTTATTGAAGCAGAACAGTTCTGATATAGTGCTGAATTAACTCTAAATAACGTGGAGGCGAAAGCTAACACGAGGCAAGCTAGCGATCTTCAAGGAAGAGGCAATGAAAAAATTTCAAGAAAATGAGATTAAGTATCTAGCAGGTTTGTTAGATGCAGATGGAAGTTTAAGTTTTAAGTTTTGCAAAACAAGTTCAGGAGCAACTTACCTATATTTGATATTAGGTCTGTCTGCATCTGTAAATATTGATGTTCATAATTATTTAGGAACACTTGCTGAACGTGTTGGTTCGTTAAGTTTAATTACTTATGAGAAAGAGACATACTCCGATGCAAGATCATGGAGAGTGCAGAGCAGATCAGACCTAGATCAGCTTCTTCCACGTCTTATGAAACATATGGTAATTAAAGCTAAACATTGGCAAACACTCTATGAAACTTTTACAAAATTAAAAGGTGTTGACGTAACGGATCAAGTAGAAGAACTAAAACAGTTCTCTGCTGAATCTAGAGACAATACCGGGCCTTTAAAGCCAAAGAAACATCCTACATGGGCATGGGTAGCAGGTTATCTCGATGGAGATGGTTGTTACAATTTTAAAAAGAATGCAATGCACGTTGGTGCTATTGCTCATGTCAAAGATGTGTGCGCATTACAACTGTTACACAAAGCTTTTGGTGGTTCCCTGTATGAACCTCAAAAAGATAATACACAGTTGTGGAGACACGGGCTAGGCAACTCTCAGAAATCGTTTGCTCTTATGTTCTTACCGAATGTTGTAAAACATTCTAGATTAAAGAAACATAAGATTGAACAAATGATTAATTTTCATAAGCAGCCGCAACGACTAAATGAGTTAAACGCTACGGCGTAAGTTATAGTCTGAACATAGTATATGTATTGACTCTGCTTTCATCCTCCGCAATCTAACCGATGGCCTCCTGCCCGGTTCTTTCTATCGTAATGTATCAGACTTCGGCTCTGGTTCAACTCTAAACATCAAGACTGTTGGTTCTGTAACCATTCAAGACGGCGCTGAAGATGTTGCATTTGAATACAGCCCAATTGAGTCTGGCACTGTAACTCTCACCATCTCTGACTATGTTGGTGATGCATGGGCAGTTAATGATGAGCTTCGTGAAGACGGTGCTCAAGTTGAAGCACTGATGGCAGCTCGCTCTGCTGAATCTACTCGTGCTATTCAAGAAGTGTTTGAAACTCGCTTCCTAGCTAAGTGTAACAGCCTGCAAACCAATGCTAACGCTAACACCGTTAATGGCTTCGCTCACCGTATTGCCTCCACCGCAGCTAACAACGTTATGCAGCTCTCTGATCTAATCAAGATGAAGCTTGCATTCGATAAGGCTAACGTTCCTACTGGTGGCCGTATCGCTATTGTTGACCCAGTCACTGCAGCTACCCTAGATGGTCTAGTTTCTGTTGGTCGTGACGTAACTCCATTTGGTCAGAAGATTCTTGAGAACGGCTTTGCCCGCGATCACCAATATCTGATGAATCTGTATGGCTTTGACATCATCACTTCCAATCGTCTGGCTAAGGGCACTTTCTCTGACGGCACTACTTCTGTTTCTAACGGTGTAGCTAACGTCTTCATGTCTGTTGCTGATGACAATGCTAAGCCAGTTATGGCTGCATGGCGTCGTATGCCACGAGTTGAAGGTGAGCGTAATAAAGACCTTCGCCGTGATGAATTCGTTACCTCTGCTCGTTGGGGCTTTGGTGGTCAGCGTGTTGATACCCTTGGTATTTACATTACTTCTGCTGTTAACGTTTAATAAAGGAATTAAATAATGGGTTATGAAAATAAGGCAGGTCTAGGCGTTAACAACCAGTATGGCGCTCGTGATACTGGTGGTGCAGTTGGTCAAGAGCATTCATACGGCTCTAAGTGGACTATCAACATTGACCTAACTGGTCAGTCTATTGCAGACGCTATTGCAGGCTTTATGCCTCCAGTAGTTGTTCCAAAGGGTGCTCTCTTTAAGGCAGCCACTCTTCGTGTTGATGAGGCTTTCGTAGTTGGTGGCACTTCCCCAACTGTCCGTATCGGTGCTGCGGGTTCTATTGGCACTAACGGTATTGTCCTCACTGAAGCAGAACTAGAGGCCGTAGGCACTAAGGTTCCAGCTTCTACTGGTGCTGGCACTTGGGCTCAATCAAGCTCTACTGGCACTACTGCAGCAGCTAAGGTTGCTCTTGATCTTGGTGGTACTTCTCCTACTGTTGCAACGACTGCAGGTAAAGCTACTCTGATTCTTGAGTATGTTGCCAAGACTAAAATTTAATTAGTCACAATAAAGGGAAGTCTTTCGAGGCTTCCCTTTTCTTTTATGTAAAGGAACATAATGTCAACAGAACACAAAGATATTACAGACCCCAATATCCACGAGCCTAAAGGGATTGCAACAGCAGCAGCTAATCGCATCTATGTAGCAAATGGTACTGGTGGAGGTTCATGGATTAAGATTACAAGCCAAGCCCTACAGGGTCTCACAGGAGATGCAGGTAGTATAGATAAGATTCCTGTATCAGATGGGGCAGGCGGTTTCAAATTCTGGGATAGCCCTCAACACGGTGCTATGGTTATTACCAATAATGGTACTAACTTTCCACTGACAGCAGTGGCAGATACTACCTTTAATACACCGGCTCAATTTACGTTGTTCACTGGAGCAGGCGCTCCATTTACTAGTGAGCACCTGAACGGTATTACATTCTCTACAGATAAACTAACTGTGAGTAAAGCAGGGCTTTATCGTATTGAGACATATTTGAATATCGGTGGATTCCCCAGTGGAACTGCTAAGGTAGCTCTGCGTTATCGCATTAACGGTTCTACCTACTCCACTAGAAAACCAACAATCAAATCTAGCGGCGCTGGCGCAGAAGGGCAGCTTGTAGGGTTTGGGCTATTGCATCTCAATGCAAATGATTATGTACAGCTTGTTGTAGCATCTGACACTACTGGCAATCTTCTAGTTAGAGATGTTAATTCTATTATCACTATGGTGCATCAAGATTAATGAAGAAGACTCTCCTATCTATTGTACAGAGCATTCTTAATGACATGGATAGCGACTTCGTAAACTCTATTGATGATACAGTAGAGTCACAGCAAGTTGCTACAATTGTTAGAGATTGCTATGAAGAGCTAATTGCCAATAGAAACTGGCCTCATCTAAAGAAGATGGTGCAGTTTGATGCAGTTAGTACAAGCAAGCCAACATACATGAAGCTTCCTCCAAACATTAAGGAGGTTATTAGTTTCTGCTATAATGTTGTTAAGGCCACACAAACTAAGATTCAGTATAAAGAATTAAAATATAAGAGTCCAGAAGAATTCCTAGCATACGTTAATGTACGTAACAGCGATTTAGCAGAAGTAGAAGAAATTACTGATGACTCTGGTATTTCAATTCTAGTTTATAATAATAAAGCTCCAGAGTATTACACCAGCTTCGATGATGTTTATGTTGTATGCGATAGCTACGATAAAGCTGTTGATGAGGCATTAAAGAAGT